AGATGGCCTATTGTTGTGGATAGTGAGAAAAAGAAACAAGCGAAAGAACTGGTGCAATCGGTTAAGGCAACCAATGTGCTGACCGATCCACAGCGCAAGTTGTTAGCCGAATTTGATGAGTTGATGAAAGGCAGTAAGGGAAAGGTAAGCAGTTGTGTGCCTTGCGTTAACAAAATGATTGACGACCTTCACAACCAACTAAAAAGCGAAGAGGTGCTACTTACTGAAGAACAAACCCCACAACCAAAAAAACGTGGAAGAAAATCAAGAAAATCAACAATATGATGAGCCTGCTTCATTCTTTTTTTATGTGGTATTCACTGATCGCATTATCACTTACTGGCTTGATGATGGCAGCAATCCGATACCACTCTCTACCTTTTACTCTTGAAAATGTAATAGGTGTAATATTTACCTCTGTTTGTTGGCCAGTGGTCTTGGCAATGACCATTGTGGAATTGTTCAAAAGTAGTGAGTAATTAACAGACAACCATTGACCTGAATTACTATCTTTGTGGTGTTCAGGAGTTACAATTATTCCCCCTTTCATTTTAACCCTGAACAGTTATAATGATTGGGGGACTTTCTTTTATGGCGGTGCGAATACGCTTGGTAAAGGAAAGAATGCGTTACAAGGGGATGATGGCACAGCGCAGCGGTAGCATTAAGGACAAAGCCGCAAGACCATCACACGAGCCGAGAATCGTGTTAAAGTAGTGTCCAGGTCAAAGGTCAACGGTGATACTTTGAAACTTGAAGGTGAGGGACTCATTCGACAGATTGAATCTTAATCATCAAAGGGGAGTGACCACTGAGTTGAAAGTCAGTAGGATATTCTCATTCCCTTTTGGTTCAGGATCTATTCTCTAGATTAAATATTATTACTTATATTTGTTATTATATATGATTATACTACCTGCTCAAATCGAATCAATCAAATCTCGCAAGGATAGGACAACAGCCATTGTCATTGGCACTAATGAACTTACACCTGACCAAGCTGGTCAAATATTCAGCCTTCAAAATTCATTCGTCTATTGCGCTCTAAAAGAGGAGGAATTTGCTACTAATGAAAGAGACATTCTCAATGACTTAAAAGCTGACTTTGAGATTGAAAAGAAATCGAATGGGCAAAGGTTACGCAATGTCCTCTATAAACTATATGAGCAGGACAAAGAAGGATTCCTTACATTTACTAAGTACTATGACCACAAGATGGAGCAGTTAATAAACCACTTTAAGACTAAGTTGGAACTATAAATTATTGTCAGTTATGGGATTTTTTGATTATTATTTTACATTTGTTTTGATCACTTTGAGTACTGTGGCAATAATTAATTGGACATGTACTTTTATTAGCAATAGAAGATTACATAATCGACAAAAAAAGAAATGGAAATCAAATGCTATAAAAAATGAAATGATATGGAAAGAGATGAACAAGGAAGATTAAAGAAAGGTCACGGAGGTCTTAAACCAGTCGGGGCAAAGTCTCAAAAGTCACTTCAATGGGAGGCCCTCGGTGAATCAATCACCGGTCAACAAGCGGAACAATTCAACGCGTTCTTAGATAAGCTATGGGCAAGTAGGAATGATGAAGACAAGATGATAGCGAGTGAGTTGTATCTCAAAACATTGGAGTACTTCAAACCAAAACAAGCAAGGAACACCATTGTCGGAGATTCCGACGCACCAGTACAAATAATCATATCGGACAAATTATGAGAGCAATAATTGAATTCGACCTTGATGAGCCTGCAGATATTGAGGCGCATAAGCGTTTCACCAACTTGAATGCGGTATACATTGCATTGTGGGACTTTGATCAATTGATGAGGTCACAAATCAAGTACAACAGTGAGAACTATTCAGGTGAGCAACTCGATGCAGTGGATAAACTTCGGGATAAGTTCTACGAGATACTAAACGACAACCAAATAAAAATAGACTGATGGATCAAGACCAAGCAAAAGAAACAGCCAAACATACGTACACTATGTGCCTTCTATTTGGCTTATGGCTACAACAACCAGAGCAACGCAAACGCCTTGCAAAAACTGAAATGGTGAGACTATTTGATGAATGGATGAATAAAGTATTGGAGGAGGTGAACAATGCAAAAGATTAAGGTAAACCTTGACTATAACACCATAACGGTAAAGCAGTATGTTGACTTTCTTAATAATGAAGGTAACGACATAGGTCAAGTGTCCGCAATTCTCGGACAATCAAAAGACTTCGTTAGGCAGTTGACACCTGAGGATATTGATAAGGTCATCAATGGCTTTCGTGAGGTCATTGCTAACCCAATGGCTAATCACCAACATAAATGGAATGGGTACGGATTCATCCCTGACATCAATAAGATTTCATTCGGTGAATGGTTAGACCTTGATACGAATTGCAAAGACTTTCCAAAGAACTTACCCAAGTTACTTTCAATTCTATACCGCCCCATCTTATCCGAGATTGGAACTAAGTACAAGATTGAGCAATACACAGCTGACCATCTATCCAATGCGAAAGACTTTGAGTCTATGCCATTATCAATTGCGAATGGTGCGTTGCTTTTTTTTTCGACTATCGAAAGCGAATTGGTGACCACTTCCCTCTCGTTTTTAGAGTCGCAGATTCAGGAGAACTTGACGAAGGCGATGAAGATGATGGAGGAGGAGTTGCAACAAGCGAATTAGCGGAACGCTATGGATGGTTTCACGTAATTGAAGAGTTAGCGGATAGGGATATCACTAAATTTGATGCCATCACAGAGACACAAGCGTCAACCATCTTTGCTCATCTATCATACCGGATAGATTATTACAACTTCCAGAAACAATTGCTGTCTAAAAATGACCATTAAAGCTACTTAAATAATATGAGCGATTCATCACTATACACATACAACGTAGTCATTGGAAAATTTGAGGATTTCTCCAATAGTCACGCACTAATCAGAAGGTTCACACACGGACAAATATCCCAAGCTGACTTGGAAAAGGAGGGTGAATGGCCGTGGATGCACGTTACACCTACTTCATTCTCATTTGATTCAGGATCCTTAACGTATTCATTTGATGTTTATTTCGCTGACCTTCCAAGAGATAAGGAAGAAAAAACGGAATACCAACGCCAATCAATGAGCGAGTGCATTCAATTGGCAGGTGACTTCGTGGCGATGTTGGAGAATGGGAGCATCTTTGATGAATCAGTTGTACTTGGCAAACCAATTTCAGCGCAGCCATTTATTGAGGAGTTTTCGCACGTGTTAACTGGTGTACAATTGTCAATTGACATCACAGTAGATTACGAGTGGAATGCGTGCATAATTCCTTACATAGGCGAATAATGAAAAAGCTACAATACACCACTAATGATCCTGCAGCCTCTACCGATTACTTGGCTGCGGATAATACTTGGAAGACTATTCCAGGCGGTGGCGGCGGTGTGCCTTACACAGGTGCGACTGCTGATGTTGATTTGGGTATTCATTCACTGACTGCTGATACAATTGGTATAGGTATAACCGCAGGTGCTGAAAAGTTGCACATTGATGGCGGTGCATCTACTACACGTGTGAAGATAGATGCTGACAATGGGGTGAGTAGGATTCTTTCCTTTCGTACTGATGATGTACAACGTTGGGCATTGCGTGTAGATGGCGCTGAGTCGGGTAGTAATAGCGGTGCAGATTTTCAACTTAGAAGGTACAATGACGCAGGTACACACATAGACAATCCAATTGCTATAAATAGATCGACTGGCAATATCACAACTGCTCAAAATGTCAATGGTGCAACACCAACAGAAATGAGTTATTTGAGTGGTGTGACTTCATCCATTCAAACGCAAATCAATTCTAAAATTAGTATATCAAAAACATTTTTACTTGGCAATCACAACGGTGGTACGGTGGCTAGTGGAGTAACGAGTTATGGTGGATTTGTCAAGAATGCATTAACCACATTAGCACAAGCATTCCAAGTTAGAACTGTAATGCCTGAGGCCTGCACTTTGCGTAATTGGTCGGTGTATGTAGGGACTCAACCCGCATCTGGTAGTCTTGTTTTCACGATGAGATTGAACTTAGTTGATACTGCATACACGTTAACCATTGCCGCAGGTAGTGTAACGGGTGTTTATCAAAATACATCAGGCTCATTAAGCGTACCAGCGCAAGGAATATTGGAATACAAGATAACGAATAACGCAGCTGCAAGCAGTGGGACAATTGTAGCGGTGTCAGTAACAGCAGAAATATGAGGTATATAATAACTGAAAATGAAGGAGTGACAATGATACACGTGATTGAGCAAAATATATTCTTTGGATTCGATGCGAGTGATGACTACGCACCATTTCGCAATGCCTTAATTGAAAAAGGTGTGGACGCATTTGTTGATTTATTGATAGCAGATAGTAATACCGCATTTACAATCTTTACCAATGGCTACTAATCCAATCACTGCATTGATGAATGAATTTGGGCAGGAGGTAGTCGAAAGGGCAATGCTCAATCTTGGAGTTTATCGCACCGTGAATGGAAAGAAACGCAGGGCGGTTGCATCTGATACCTTGCGAAAGTCATTGACTTACCGGTATGACAGCAAATACAGAAGGATTGATTTTTTTGCAAAAGGAAAGGCATCTGAGTATGGGATATTTGTAGAAGAAGGTGTGAATGGATATCAGTCAAATAACAACTCTCGATTTTCATTTAGAAAAAAGTCAGTTGATGTGGAGGCGATTCGTAACTGGATGAAGATAAAAAGAATCCAACCACGTGAGCCAAATGGGGCATTCAAAAAGTTTGCAACTCCAAAAGCAAAAGAAGATGCTACTGACTGGATGGCAAGCAAGATAGCAAGATCAATAGCACGTAGAGGTATCAAGCCATTGTTCTATTTTAGAGATGCAGTGAATGAAACAGTGGTGGATTTTAATGAGAGATTTATGGCGACATTGAAAGCTGAAATTACAATAGCAATTGAAGAAAACTTACAAGCAAAAATAAAAATATAATGGCATACAATACAGCAGTCAGGGGATTGTCCGCACAAGGGCCTGATGCATTCAAAGGAATGTGCTACTCAAATAACGATGTCTCATTCACAATGACTTCATCCGAGTTCGCAAATAGTGGGTTCAAATATGTGGTTGAAGTAGCCGATCCATTTACTGGCAATGAGTACAAATTTTATATTGCGCCCAATGCGGTGGGTAGTGGTGTATTTAATGCAAAGACTATCTTTAATCAATTAGTAACGACTGGCGTAACTGTTCCCGATAGTGACGATGTGATACTGCAAATATCGGACGCATTACTAATGAATGATAATTTAGTGAGAAATTTTAGAGTTAGACTTTTTGAGGGATATGATGTAGCAGGTGTCTTTACAGAAGATGAATCGGTGGTTGTTGTCTATGATTTGATGTGCGTTTATGGCAAGGGCAAAAGCAATTTCCTTGTAATGGGTAGCAATGACACCAAACCACTTGCACTATCTCAATGCTATGACAACACAATAGGCTTTAATGCTGAAACAATAGCATCACGCATCAATATTCCTTTGACATTGCAAAATGAGGTTATCAATTGGCAACGCATATCAAGGTCGAATGTTACAGGTGCAAAAGATAGCGCATACAAGATTCTTTCTTGGATTGCAGATGATGGTACTTTCATAAATCAAAACTATCCATACGTAAACATTGCGAATTTTAGATATGTATTATTTGATAATGCATATGGTGAAATCACAACCTTTGACATTCCGATGGAATTTATAGACGGTGGGTTGATTCATATCCCCGCAGGTCTCAAGAATTTAGTGGATGGTTCATTCATAACGCAAGGTGAAGCAGACGATACTTCCTTTTGGACAATTGTCGGAATTGATGCAGCAGAAGATGATGTCACTGCCAAATACGGATTTTATATAGACGAAGATTGCAAGCACAACCCAGTGCATTTGTATTGGTTAAATCAATTGGGTGGGTGGGATAGTTACTCATTCATCAAGAAAAATGAAAGGAGTATTGATGTCGAAAAGAAAAGATACAAGACTTATCTCGGCAACTATAATACCGCAGATGTAACCAACCCATTTGATACCAAGAATTATTCAAGGTCACTCAATGAGCGTGAACCAATCACAAAGACATTCATTAACTTAACAAGCGACTGGGTAACTGAGAGTGAATATAAATGGATGAAAGATTTATTCTACTCCAAATCAGTTTGGATGGTGGATGATAACGTAGATGGTTACAATATCTTACCGGTAGTAGTTGAAGACACCAATTACTTGATGAGACGTGAGCGCAATAGTCGCAAATATAACCAATCATTGCGACTGCAATTAGCGAACGAATACGACACCATCAATATCACATCTTATGAGTATCCATTGCCTGATCCTAACCCTTGCACAATTGTAGACTCAGTTGCGGTTGTTGCTGCAAATGGTATGGCAAATGTATCACCAACTCCAAACGAATACCCAGTTGTCTTCCAAGCTACAAATTGGGGTATCAATGGAGGCACGAAATATATGCCAAAGATTTGGAACGTTAATGGACTTCCATCCGATCCAAATGGATTGGTAACTGGTCAAACATATAGAGTTGAAATCACTTTGAGTGTGGCAATGAGTGGCTCATTCTATTTCTCATTCGGTAGGTTATCACCTGCGCCATCTTATAACGGATGGGATTGGACTTTAGACGGTAGCTTAACCACAACTCAAGTAAATAATTTGGTTTGGAATCCCTACAATTTAAGCGGTGGCACGGGTGTATATGGCATCATTGGAAAGGCAGGATTGACCTTCCCCGGATATAATGGTACAATAACTATAAATGTCTACTCTGGTAGCGGTTGCTAATTATGGAAACAGCACTAATTTTATATACCCAAGCGGATAACACTCCGTATTTGGTAGACCTTTACGAGAATGAGAACATCTCTTTGAACTATTCCTTCAATGACATCAAAGATTTAACACCACGTGGTAACTATTCACGCACATTTCGCATTCCATTTACTGAGACCAACGCTAAGATATTTGGATTTGTCCAAGAGAATACTTTTCAATTCAGTGGGTTTAATCCCAAGCGAAAGATTAACGCATCCATCACAGTTGATACCATACCCATCATTGAGGGATATGTGCAATTTAAGGCAGCATATACAAGCAATGGAGAGGTGAGTGATTTGGAAATAGTTTTCTTTGGAAATGTAGTAGATTTCTTCAAGACAATTGGAGATGCTGATTTCAAAAACTATATTTCATCCGAGTTGCAGATTGATTATGATTTCATTATATCATATTTAACAACTGATACAATAAATTCAACTGGAAATGTGTATCTTGGATTGACTGACAAAGGTCAAAATTGGGTAATGAATGTAAGTGATTCAGGAACCCGAAATATTTTAAGTACATCAAGTGATATTGTACCCAAGATAGGTGATTTGACTCCATTCGTTAGAGCAAGATATATCTTTGATAAAATATTCGCATTGAGTGGTTTTGAATTGAAAGAAGATGAAAGCACAACACTTCTTGAGCAATTAGATAAGATGTGGATTCCTTGGATAGGTGAAAGTGATATTATAGCACAACAAGGAAATCCTGATACTGCACGATTTAAGTTAAGTAATAGTGGTTCAATCACACTTGATACAAATGATTTTACATTTACAACTTTCACGAGTGGTGGAAGCTGCTTTGTTGCTGAATTACCAACTTTAAATATTGATATTGATCCAGGTGTTAATGTAAGTGCAGGAAATACATATACCTCACCATTTAGTGGTAG